TGTTGTTGCTGTTCCTTTGATTCTACTATTGATTGGACTGCTGGTCAGTTTGAAAGTATTTCTGCCAGTTTCAAATGTGGGATTAGAAAGATTGTTACCATTTGGAACTCTAAATGAACCAATAATTGTACCAACCCTATCAGTGACATGCTTGAGATCACTAACAACAGCAACAGCACCACTTGATTGACCAATCAAAATCATTCCAGTTTGAATATATCCAGCAAATTCAGGGAATTCTTCAGATTGAAGAGTGAATTCATCAACATTAAGAAGAGAGGATGCCTCACTATATGATTCTGGAACAGAAGCACCTTTGGCATATGGATCACTGTCATAAAAATCACTTGGATCATTATATGGACCATACTTATGGTTAGGTGTAGCAAGTCTAAACTCAATAGCAGGAGAATTTAAAATTGGTTGAATTCTAACTTCATTACTTCTAGTTACCATCCTACCTCTGACAGTCTCTCCAACTTGGAAAGAACCCTCTTGCATTGTGATTTGAATTAGTTTAGGTACACAGAATCTGGTGACATCAACACCATCAAAGAATGCATAAACCTGTGTATATGGTTTCAATCTAGTTCCAGTAAATGAGACATTTCTGGATCTCATAAAGTGAATAATATCTCTACTAACAATGTTCTCACCAAGAGATTCTGTATTAATTACTTCATTAATTGTTTGTTGAGTACCACTTCTTGTTTGATCAAGAGATATGGTAGAACTAACGAAGGTTGAATCAACAGTACTTTGACCAATATCAAGACCCCAACGTGGAGGAGGTTCACCAGAAGCCAACTCCTCAACAGAAACACCTCTATCATCTGCAGCTGCTTGAAGTTGTTGAGTTCTTGTATCTGAATTCATACTAATATTAACACCTGTGGTCTCCCAGGAATCCCACATAACTGGTGTAACACCAACTCTAGTTCCATCTTCTTGAGATGTAATATCAGCACCAAGTGCTTCAGCAATACCCTGGAAGGTTCCCTCCATAGTAACATTACGAGGTTCTAATCTATTGGTATCAATCCAAATATCAGCAGTTGGATCAAGTTCAATATTACCTGCATAGAAGGTATTAAGGAAAGGAGTAACTGATTGTACTCTTGTAGCAAAAGGTTGTGCTAACCATGATGTATCTTGCCAATCTAGAGTAACAATATTACCAGATCTTCTGATACCTATACCTGCAACATCAGCAAATCTAGAATCTGCATTAGCATCAGTTGTGGAACCAATACCAGGAATAGCAGATGAACCTAACTGAAGGTTGAATGCTGTTGTATAGTGAGCAGGTCTAAGAATCTTCTTTTTGACATCAAGGGAGTTCTTGATGCCAATTGAAGTATCCTGTGGTTGCATTGATGTGAAATTATCCACATAAATGCCAGACTTGAATCTATTCAAACCGTTTGTATCAGGAACAAAGGTATTGAATGTTGATTGCTCCAACAGGTTGAGTGAACTGTAATATTCAAGATTTTTAATTCTTGTCTCAAGTTTAGAGATATCACTCATCTGATATCTCTTATGATCAATAAAACTTACCTTTGCATTATTGACATTGTACAAGTATGCTGGCAGAAAAACATTAGCAATGTTTACACCATTAGAGACAGATGTTGGAAGATGGGGAATATCATCAGGTGAACCTTTCTTAACATTAAAGACACCATTTTGATCAAGATAGATTCTATCTGCTCTAGGAAGATAGTAATTATAATCAACTGTTATTGACTCATCTTGAGCAACAATTCTCTTGGAACTATGTTGTCCCCCATCAAATACTCTTCCATTAAATTCAAATGGTGATCTGCCACCCTCCACAACCTCATAATCACTAACTCTTGGTCTAGCATCAATAATATCTGTAAGTCTTACACCATCAACTTTAGCAATATCTACTCCATAATCTAAGGCATCATAAGAATTAACTGTTGTAATATCTCCATCATCAGCAGTGTTATAGAAAGCATTTGAGAAATAAATCATCAACTTTCTAGTTGGAGCACTTGCATCCCCTCTTCTTACAAGTCTAGCATAATCATAGAAACCACCTCTTTGACCATCAATGAATTGATAGTTCTGAGTTCTATTGATAGAACCAATTTTTACATCAGCAGCAGTTGCTGAAACACCAGATTCACTGAAGTTTATTGTCTCACCACTCTCAAATGTAGTCTCATTGAGATAAACAAAATTAATGCTAGTATCTGATTTTCTATTGATATAGATTGCTTTAGCACCACTTCTCTGACCTGTGACTGATTCACCAATGATGATGTCATTAGTTGATGCAGTAGGACCATTCATATTAGAAGTGGTCATATTTGGTGCTTCAGGATCAGATGTGTTCTCTGATTCAAATACACCAAATACTCTGATGACATCAGGTACATTTAGACAAATTTCTTCATCTTGTACTCTTGTACCATATGGGAAGTTGCCATACCTCAGACCATCATCCAGTGTGGTATCTGCTGTTCCAACATTAGTACCTGAAGCAGGTTCAGCAGAGAATCTTACAAGCAGATTATTTGAAATATTCTTAGACTTTGCTTTTGATGTAACATTGTTCTTACGAATGGTTGCAGTAAGAAGACAATTTGGATCAGCACCACTCAAACCATTGATAGTAAGAGATGCAGAACCATTAGAGAAAGTAAACTTATCCTCTGTCAGAATTTCTGTGGTGCCATTAGACTTAACTAATGTATATCTCTCTTCATCAAATGGAAGGAAGACTTCTAGGTTAGGTTGATCAACATTAATCAAGTTAGTTTTACCTGTTGCATCAATAGCAACATCAAATTTCTGTCTAACTACAATATTGGCATTATCAAGATCAACAGATTCAATATTTCTCTTTGGAAATACACTGTAGATTGTAGAAGTACTGGATTGATTTCCACTTCCACCAGTTCCTCTGAATTTTGTGCCTACTATTTCAAGGTCAGTAATTTCTGTTACTGCAGATGGAAGACCACCATTGCAAATACCTGTGACATTTTCAACTGCTTGAACTGTCAATTGAGATGTAGTGACTTCAGTAATTCTATTGAGAGTCTTGTCACTAAGTCCAGATCTTGAATATCTGACCAAATTACCAACAGTGGCAAGACCTACCCAAGATCTACCACCAAGAGCAGGGCTGGTGATTGTTGAAACACCCAAACTAGAAGCAGTGATTGAGGAGTTATCAAATCTCAGCAATCTCTCCTGAACAATGTCAGCAGTGAATGTATTGATGCCAGCAACAACTGAGTGAACTGATTTTACATCAGAAACACCATACTTTCTGGTTCCAGTAACAAATCTAGAATCATCAAGAATACCATCAAATTCAAGTCTCTCACCAAGCAAGAAATCACCCTGAACATCATAAAGGGTCATTGATGATGCACTGGTGATGCTATCCTTCAAGAATGCTTTAGCACCACTAGATTCACCCTTGACATGAACAGGTATGGTTAATGTAGCAGGAACATTAAAATCAACAGTAGTATATGTGTTGACATCCCAAAGGGTCAAATCCCATTGGTTAGTGTTAGCATTAGTGTTATTGTAAAAACCAGACTCAAGAGCAAAGTCATAAAGTCTTGCTTTACCAATTTCTGTGCCTGGAGCAACTGTTTGATCAGAACCAACTCTTTGGTCTCTTAAACTGATTGTTGTACTAGTGTTAATGCCAATTGTTGGTTGACCATATACTCTATTAACAGCAAAAGTAGGACCAAAACCAAAATTGATACCTTGATTCTTGATTAGTCTTGTTGTTCTTGGTTTGGCTACATCAAGAAGAGTTGAGGATCTCTTATTGACTTCATATCCTCTTACATATGCCTTACCTGGTGAAACTTTGTACACCATAAGGTCATCAGATGGTGTAGATCCACGTGCTGTTGTTTGACCAGGGTTGAATATTCCTCTATTACCCTCAAAATTGTTTAAACTCTCTCTACATGTAGTAACAAACTCTTTGATGTAATAATTTCCTGATTCATCAAAGGTTCTCTTTGCCATTTCATCACCAATGGCATTATATTTCGTCGTTAAGACAATATCTCTAATTTCACCTTGAGAAAGATCAGCAAGTTGAACAAATCCCTGATCATCAAAATCATCTGGATTCTTTTTAGCAAGAGTAGCAGTGATTTTTAGTCTATCTGCACCTGGAGCAGTGAAATTACTAAAACCTTGAGCATTATCATTGAGATTTGGATCAACATCAGAAGATACAATCTCTTCTTTTACCAAAAGACCTACTCTATAACTAGAATCTGTAGAATATTGGTCCAAAATGAGGATTTGATCCTCAACATTCACAAAATGACCTCTTAAGTAGTAAACTCCATTGTTAAGAATGAAGGCAGAACCAATTTGAGCAGATTCTGTTGCTAAAGTAGTAGCAAATCCTTCATTTGAAGCAATAAATGTAGTCAGATACTCAATTGATTCTTCAACTACAAGTACTTCATTATCAGAAAACTGTTCTGTTGAATTATCATCAGCAGATTCAATATAATTTACATAAAGTGTATATGTATTTCTTACAGACTGTTCATTGGTAATATAAGTAACAACTGTAGCAGTAACACCAGAGTCTCTACCAGTGATTGTTTTACCAACTAACTGATCAAGATATAAACTTACAGGTACTCCTAAAAATTCATCTTGAATTTGAACACAATGAAACTGATCATTGTAGGTCAACTGACCAGGGATGATCATTGCACCTTCTTTAAAAAGGTTGTCACCCATAGATTCAATCTGATCCTGAAGGATAGACTGAAGGCTGTTTAATTCTCTTGCCTGAACTGGATAGGCAGGTTTGAATAGTACTTTATTATAGTTACTCTCTGGATCAAAGTCGTCAAAGTAAGGAGCAACATTAAGATTAGTTTCCTGTGGCATAATTCTTTAGAATTGCAAGATGATTTTTACGTCTTCTTTTTGTGATGAGGACCTTGTAACAGAGGGTCTATTATCAACATAGATGATATTTCCAGAGTATTTTTTCGCTTCTGGTGGAGCAACACCCTTGGTAAATTCTTGACCCAGGTTATATGTTTTACTATTTATTACAGTCGATATACCTGTAAATGTGGTAGTAATAGCCAGAGTAACACTACCACCCAAAATATTCAGAGCACCACCAACTGCTGGATTAGCAGTAAATTCCAGTTGCTCAAACCCAAACTGTGGATTTGTTACTTTTTCAAAAGAACTTGTGAAACCAGAGTTTGCTCTATCTTGCCAATACTTCAGAACACCAGTAACCTGGTCATAAGAAACAACTCTACCAATGGCAGTAGAACCAACACCAACAGTTTGAGTGATTGGTGAATCAGCAGTAAATACAGCAGAACTGTATCCAGCACCAGTCAGTCTAAGTGCATAAACAGCACTTGCTTTATCTTTGTTTAAGATAGCAGTGGAGTTAAAAGCATTAGGATTCTCAATTAAACCAACTCTTGCAAATTGATTTCCTGTGATAAAATCAGGATCATCAGTGTCATTCTCAAACCTTGAGTAAGAGAGGACATTATAAGCACCAAGTTCAGTGTAAATATCGTTACCATGACCACCTGGTGGTGGGATAATTACATCAAAAGAAGGAGCAGTAGTTCCAGTAGGAATACCACCTGCTTCTAAGTCAAGTGTTCCAAAGGTATAACCACTACCACCATTTGATACTGTAATAGATTCAACTTTAGCATCAGCACTGATTACAACAGTTGCTTTTGCACCCTCACCATCACCTTTGATTGGTACATTTGTATATGGTCTGGCAGTACCAAGACCAACTCCTCTGTTTTTGATGGTGATAATCTTCAATTGACCACTTGAAGAGGCATTATCTCTTATTGGTGCATAATCATTGTTAGTTTCCCAATCAGTGGGAACAGGAATATAGTTAGTTGAGTCAAATTTAATTGCTTGACTTGGTTTGATAGTATATAAGTACTTCCAAATATATCCATCACCACTACTTCCTGCTGTTCTAGGTTCTAAATCAGTAAAAGTAGGTTCATCCAGAGAAGGACCACCTTCAAAGTTGTTCTCAGGGGCAGCATTATTGAACAAACAAAGATATACTCTGAAATCACTATTCATTACATAGTAATTTGCAGAATAAATGTCAAATGAACCAGAAGGTTGTGATGGGTTGGTTCTTGAAATATCATTTCTCCACATATCATAGGTGATACCTGATCTCCAGGTCACCTTTCTCACCACCTGACTAATATCACTAGAAGTGATTTTCTTCATAGCGATCATTGTGTCCCAATAATCATTTGATTGGTTCAAACTATCCTTAGGTGCAGGAGGGTTTGTATCCCAATCTGATTGATAATCAGAAGAATTAGGAAGACCAATGAAAGTATAATAAGAATTTGCGCTGGAAGAAACTCCAGACACAAAATTCTTTGCATTAAGTATTCTCAATTGGTCAGTAATTATTGCTGCCATTTTATTAGGACTTTTTTCTTATTTATAGGGTTTATTAATAATAAAATTACCAAGTATTAGAATCAGTCCAATAAACTAAACTGAAAATAATTGAACTGCCACTATCTAATGATTGTGTTTTAAGAGTTGCCATGCCTCTTCTATAATTATTACCACTCCACTCATCATATTGAATAATAAATGTAAGGGAACCATAATTTGCATCAAATGCAGTAGTTAAATTTGAAAGTTCAGATGTACTCAAGTCTGCATTGGCACCATTAAGTTGACCATAAACAGATCCCTTACCAAGGGTTCTATCATTACTACCACTACCAATAGCAGCCCATGGAGCTGCATTAGTTACCCAGTCTGAAAAATCTAATACAACAGGATTTGTGTTATTAATAGATGAACCTATGTCCACTGTTCCAAAGATTTCAACTTTATTTCCTGTAAGAACATATCTAGCAGATTTAGAACTTTGAGTATATGCAGTGCCAGCTGAATCTTTGACTGTCCAATTACCATCTGCAATAAGACCAGAACTAGGACCAGGACCAACAATTCTAAATTCACCATTCATCAAACCATGGGAAGTACACTGATAGTAAAGAACAGGTGGTGCATTGTAAGGAACTGTAAATGTAATTACAGTTCCATTGCCACCATCATTATTGGTAACACCATGGTTATATTGAGTACCTGTGCTTCCACCTTTAGTGCTCTGGATTCTAAATGGATGACCACCAGTGTTATTGATAAATCTATATGTATAACCACGTATCAAAGGTAAGTCTGGATTTGAAGCACCACTAGGATATATGCTAGATGGAATGCCTTGTCCATTGAAGACATAAGCACTACTTGATGGGGCAGTGAGAGTATAATCATGAGCAAATCTACCAGCTACACTTCCATCAGAATACAATGTAGCTCCAATAACTTCAGATCCTGATCCAACTGTGGTAATTTCTACCTTACCATCTTCAGAACCTTGTGTAGCAGTTACACACTCAGCTCTAATTCCACCATAAGTTGCAAGATAGGTATTTTCAGTTCCATCATCACCCTGCATTATGATGCCACCAAGTTTGTCACCAGCTTGGGTTCTAACTCCAGAACGATGCTTTCTTATTCTAATACTAGCACCATTACCACTACCAGTAGTTGTTATAACTTGCAGTGGAACTGTACTACCTGATCTAATATCTACTCCTGAAGTAGGAGCAGTGGCAGTACCAACACCTAAAGCATTAACAGTCAAATTATTGTTAAAGGTAAAACTATTTGCTGTGATAGTATTAACAACAATACTTGGAGTTCCTGTTAGTCCCTCTGCAAGTGCAGCAGTTCCTGTTGTATTTTGATTAAGTGTTGGAATTCTTGCAGCATCAAAAGTTCCTGTTGTGACTTTACTAGCATCTAAACTAGGAATTCTTGCAGCATCAAAAGTTCCTGTTGTGATTTTACTTGCAGGAAGAGCACCAACTCTTGCAGCAGAAACAGTTCCTGAAGCAATATTAGAACCATTTAAGTTTGTTAGAGCAGAACCATTTAAAGCAGGAAGAGTTGCTGGGAATCTAGCATCTGGGATGGTTCCAGAATCAAGTTCTGAAGCATTAAGTGTAGTAAGTGCAGATCCATCTAATGCAGGCAATGTTGCTGGGAATCTAGCATCTGGAACTGTACCAGAACCAAGATTTGTAGCATTAAGTGAGGTTAAAGCAGAACCATTTAAAGCAGGAAGAGTTGCTGGGAATCTAGCATCTGGAAGAGTTCCAAATTGAATACTAGAAGCATTTAATCCTATTAAATTAGCACCATTACCATAGTGCATCCCACTAAAACCACCATGAAAAGAGGCACTACCTGGTGTATGACCAGTAACAATACCAACCGTGGTAATACCAGAAACACTTAAATCTTTTGTTATTGTGGCAATACCAGCAACTCTAAGTTCAGTTGTTGCTGATAAAATTTCAGCAGTTGATATACCAGTAGCAAATGTACCAGTATTAGTGGTCTCAAATCTCTTATTATTATTGTAATATAACTCTACTCCAGCATTGTCTGTAAATTTAGCAAGAGTTTCACCAGTACCCTCAACAACTAAATCAGCAGTTCCAGCAGGGTGATGTAAGTTTACATCATTATTATCACCAAAGTTTAATTTAACAGCATCAGCAAGTTCAATTGCACTTGTACTTCCAAATGTACAGATACCTGTTGCATTGAAAGTAGCAAGACTTAAATGTCCACCAACAGTTGCTACACCCACAACATTGAGTGATTCTGTTCTTACATTTTGGGTCTGTCCAAGACCTGTTAAATTAGAACCATCACCATAATAAGTAGCACCAGTAACAACACCCAGTGTTGAAATACCAGTAACAATTAAATCAGCAGCATTAATATATCCAGTCTGTCCTACACCACTTACAACTACACTTCCATAAGAAGTAGAAATACCACCAGGACCCCCTACAGTAACAAGATTATTTCCTGCTGTTATTTGGGTGACAACTCCAACAAAAGTATTAGTTCCATCACCAATAATGTTGTAAATTTCACTAAAGTTGGAGTTAACCTTCCCACCAGCAACCAACAGGGTATCACCTGTTCCATCATTAGCAGCTGTTCCTGTGTTTATACCTAGTCTTGCCATTTCAAGCGTAGATTATTTGACGTAAAAGTATTTAGACTGTGTAACTTTGGAATCTGAGTGGGATATGTCTGGTAACCAAACCACTTGTACTGATGCCAGCATAACCATTCATCCTATATGAATCAAAACTATTAGCAAATGGTCTCACACCAACATCAATTCTACCCCAGCTAAACCTACCAAACTGTTTGTCTGCAGCAATACCACCCTGATAGATCTCAACATTGAGATTATCCATACTAAAGACTGTTGAGTCAAATGTCTGTAGTGTGCTAGCAAAGTTAATAGTACCAAGACCAGCAATATTGCAGAAGACTCTTCTTATAGTTGTAAGACCAATTCCAAGAACAGTAGTTTCAAGTGTTTCTGCTGAATTTACCTGGAATACAGCATCAATGTTTGAAGTGGTTTGACCATAAACATTTCCAGCATTATCTCCCTGAAGAACAACGCCTTCTGTGCCAACTCCAACTGTAGAATTGAAAACTGTGAAGTAGTCATTGACATCAAGTTTGCTAACTGTATAACCAGTACCAACATACTTATTCAGTCTGATGAAGGAATCCTTTTCAATAAACAAGTCAAGGATAACTTGTGGAGTGTTGCCAACTGTTGTAGTACCAAATCCAACAATAGTGCCATGGTCACCAGTGTATGAAGTTACATTGGTAATCAACTCATCATAGAATTTAGGTTCAGTGACAAGAACTTGTGGTGGGTTTGATTGTGAGTAACCTGATCCATTTTCTGTGATATTAACATTACCAATTTTACCATTAGAAAGAGTTACTGTAGCAGTTGCTCTTGTTCCAGTGCTAGGTTCACCAATGCTGACTTCAGCAACATCACCTACAGTGTATCCAACACCTGCATTGACAATATTCAGTGCTGTTACAGAACCACCAGCAGAAACTGTAGCAGTGACTTTAGGATTGACAACAACCTTTTGGGTGTTAATTACAATATTGTTCTGGAATGAAGTGATAGGTGCTTCATTATTGCTATCAAACAGTGGTCTCAAGTTATGTACATAAACCTGTGAAGTAGCAACACTGACAGGGTTGATGAGGTATGCTGCAGGATAGATTTCAGGTTCTTGCTCTACTCTATCTTTAGCAACATATTGACCATCAATTATTCTATCATTTTGCTGCTTACACCAAGAGACAGGTCTCAAGATTGACTTGTCTGTGAGAATACCTGGACCAGGATAGTTGTTAGTATTAACAACATCAACAGTGTTAATACCAGATACAACTCTCATCTCCTCATCATATGTGATTGGTTGACCAAGACCTGGATTATTATCAATATTGAGAGTATCACCTCTCTTGATTGTCTCCAGAATGTCAGTGAAAACAACATCAATATCACCAGCACCCTTATAGAAGAGAATTACAACTTTATCTCTGCTGTTAGCATATTCTGCAAATCCTGCTTTAGGTGCTTCTTTGAATCTAATCAAACTACCACCATTGAATGTATATGATTTACCAGGTTCCTGAAGAATATCATTTACAAACACAATCAGTGTCTTCTCAACATCAACTTGTGATTCTCTACCTGCTTGGATAGAGATTGGCAGACCATCAAATGTCAGATTAAATGCTGTTCTAACTCCATCAAACTGAATTGAGATGTCATCCAACATTTGAAGCTCACCAACAGAGAATCCACCAAATCTGTCATTGAATACTTTATCAACATTGAGTTTAAATTCAGTCAGAGGACCAGACAGTGGAATACCTAAAGCACCACCTGTGGATACAGTCAGAGATTCAGTGTTGCCATAACCATACCCAGGATCTCTGATTTCAAAGTTAGTGATGCTTCCTGCCATTCCAACAGTGACATCAACTGTTGCTAATCTTCCAGTTCCTACTGGAGAACCAGTAGCATAAGAAAGGGGCATATTGAAATATGGAAGTGGTTCATCAATTTCTACTGTTGGTGGGTTAGTAGATGTATATCCAGCACCTGGATTAGTAACTGCAATGGATACAATATTACCACCAGAGATGGTTGCTGTTCCAATGAACTCAATACCACCATAAGTTCTAACACCAACATTGACATCTTGAGCACCAGATCTATAACCTGAACCAGTGTTACCAATTGCAATTGATTGAATTGTACCAGCAATAGATACAATTGCTGTACCACCAGCACCAATCAAAGGCTGATAATTAGCACCAGGTTCTGAACCAACAGATTCAATAATGCCACCAACTGGAAGACCACCTCTATTGTAATCATAACCTTGTGGGTCACTGATGATTGCACCATCTCTACGACCCATAAACTTGAGTGTGCTGACACCTGCAATGATATCCTCATTAACTTGGTAATCACCAACTAACAATCCAGTTGGTTTTTGAACAATACCATTAACCATAATGAAGGTGTCACTGGTAATACCTGAAATGTTATTACCATTGTGCTTCAGAATAAAGTCACTTCTGATACCAGTGAATTGATGTGAAATGTCATCAAATACAACATTAGTTGTATAAGTTTCTAATGTTGAACCAATAGCAGCACGCTTCATAAATGTTCTACCTTGGAATGTAGAACTTGTGGTTATACCCAGGAAGTCTCTTTCATCTGGTGGTGAAGTTGTGGAACTTAATGGAATATTACCATATGGAGCAGATGCAAAGTTCAGAGTGTTCTTGGTAATATTATAATTACCACTCAGTTTTGTTACAGTAGTTCCAGCAGTATGAGTAGCAATTTGTGTACCCATATATGCTCTCTGAACCTCAATTACATTTCCACTCTTACGTTGTTGGACTTGTACAATTTCATTATCAATCTGCAGTAAATCATCAGCAAAGATTGATGTAATACCAGCAAGATTTACTTCAAAATCAAATGCCAGTGGAGATGCCAGTGTTGTTGTCA